ACCAGATATGAAATATTATGCATTCGATTGGGATGATAATATTGTTCATATGCCGACTGAAATTGTTTTAAAGGACGATAACGGTGAGGAGGTTGGTATGTCGACTGCTGATTTTGCGGAGTATAGAACAAAGGTTGGAAAGAGTGATTTTGATTATAACGGACACACTATTGTGGGGTTTGCAGAAAATCCGTTTAGAAACTTCAGAACTGAGGGGGACAAACAATTTATAATTGACGCGATGAAAGCTAAAGTTGGTCCTGCTTTCGATGATTTTAGAGAGGCAATCAATAATGGTTCAATATTTTCAATCATCACAGCAAGAGGTCACAACCCTAACACTTTAAAACAAGCGGTTTACAATTACATATTAAATGATTTTAATGGGATTAGTAAGGAACAATTACTTAAGAATCTTAGAAAATACCGTTCATTTGTGGGTGAAGAAGAAATGACGGACAATGAATTAATAAAAACATATTTGGAACTCAACAAGTATCATCCTGTTTCTTTTGGAGACGAGGGGGGTGCAACTAATCCTGAGGAGGCGAAAGTTACTGCGATGGAAGGATTTGTTGACTACATAAAAGGACTAGCGGCATTATTTAATAAAAGAGCATTCTTAAAAAAGGATATTGCTAATAAATTTACTCCTACAATTGGATTTTCAGATGATGATATAAGAAATGTAGAAGTAATGAAGAAAAGGTTTGATAAAGATCCAGATAATATAGTTAAAACTTATTATACTGGTACTGGAAAGAAATCTAGAATGAAATAATGAATACTTTTTTTTGACGATAAAGTAAAGAGAAAAAAATTATTCGAGATATATTTATACTTATAAACACAAAAAGAAAAAAATAATATACTATGGCTGACTTACTGATGAAAATGCCTATACCTTACGAACCGAAACGTCAGAATCGATTCATTTTGAGATTTCCTTCGACATTGGGTATTAATGAGTGGTTTGTGGAGTCTGCAGCAAGACCTCACATAACAATCGGAGCTACAGAGATTCAATTTTTGAATACCTCTACTTACGTTGCTGGTAGATTTAACTGGCAACCAATAAATGTTACATTCCGTGATCCAATCGGACCGTCAGCAGCACAAGCTCTTATGGAGTGGGTACGTCTACATGCAGAATCTGTTACAGGTCGTATGGGATACGCAGCGGGTTACAAAAAGGATATCGACCTTGAAATGTTGGATCCAACAGGAGTGGTTGTTGAGAAATGGATTCTTTACGGAACTTTCTTAACAGACGTTAACTTCAACGCTTTATCGTATTCACAAGATGCTTTAGCGAATATCACAACTACTTTGAGAATGGACAGATGTGTTCTTATTTATTAATTCTTTATAAAAAGTAAAGTCAGTTTATATTTAACCGTGAGGACAAAACCTCACGGTTTTTTTTATGGATAATCAAACAGCGCAATACGCACAACAAAACATATCACTACCTCATGACGTGGTACCTTTACCGTCAGGTGGTGTATTTTACAAACATAAAAAATCTTCAGTAAAGGTGGGGTATCTTACCGCTAATGATGAGAACATTATCATGGGTGGGTCTGAGGATTTGACAACTTCTTTAATTAGGGCTAAGTTATTTGAACCCGATGTTAAACCTGAAGAACTTTTGGAAGGAGATATCGAGGCAATACTTGTCTTTTTAAGAAACACGGCATTTGGTCCTGAAATGATAGTTAACGCTACGGACCCAGCAACAAATCAAAAGTTTCAGTCAACAGTTTTATTGGATGAGTTAAATATTAAAAAAGGTATTTTACCCAACGATGAAGGATTATATGAAACAATATTACCTGTATCATCTGCTTCAGTTAAATTGAGACCATTAACGTTTGGAGATTTAAATGAACTAAGGGTTATGGCTTCTAAGTATCCAGTTGGAAGACCGGCTCCAAGAATTACGTGGAGATTAGAAAAACAAATTGTTGAGTACAATGGATCAAGAGATAAAGGTCAGATATCACAAATCATTAATACAATGATGATTGCTGACTCTAAACACATTAGAAAATTCTTGGATGACAACGAGCCAAGACTTGATATGGAAAGAGTTGTAAACACCCCATCAGGAGATAGACTAACGGTTAATGTTGGTTTTGGGGTGGACTTTTTTCGTCCTTTCTTCTGATTATAGAAAAACACAAACTGAAGAATTTTATTATTTAAGTTCTTTACTAAACATATCCTACCAAGACTTTTTGATAATGCCAGTTTTTATTAGAAAGTTTTTACTTGAAAAGTGGATTGAAGAAAATAATACAGGGACCTAAAATGGGTCCCTTATCTATTTATACTAAAACCTATTGATGCAATCGACGCAAGATTTTAATGACAGACCCGATTTAAGTAATTTAGAGGCGGAAAGTAAGAGAATTTTACAGCTCGGTACCGAAATACGAATGGACCTTGAGCAGATTAATAGTTTGGCGGGTAAATTAAATACACAATTTGGGCAGACTAGAGAAAGAATTGGTGAAATTGAAACCTCTCTTAGAGACGTTGAACCATACTTTAATAGTTTGGGGGCGACCGCAAATGATGCCGCAAAAATCATTAGTCAAGTTTCGGAAAATTCAAGGAAAAACGTAATTGCAACAGCCGATTCATTAAAAGAATTATTAGAGACATCTAAAGTTTTAGGACAATCACCTTCCGAGTTTGTAGGTCCATTAACTGATGTTGGAATACAATTTGGTCAAATACAAGAAAATTTAGAAGGATCGGTAAATTATGTTAGAAGTATTGGTATGAATACCCAACAAATCATGGCAGACGTTGTTAACAACGCTGAAATGATGAGCCGATACAATTTTGAGGGGGGTGTTATGGGTCTTACAAAGATGGCGGCACAATCTGCGATGTTGAGAGTTAATATGAACGCGACATCGGCGTTGGCGGAAAAAGTGTTTGATCCTGAAGGTGCTATTGAGGTGGCGTCGGCAATGCAGAGATTGGGTGTTACCATGGGTACACTATCTGATCCATTTGCGTTATTGGATGCGTCGATTAATGATCCGGCGGGTTTACAAAAATCAATTGCGGATGTCGCGTCTAGATTTACTATTTTTGATGAAAAATCTAAATCTTTCAAAATTGATCCAGGTGGTATTAGACAATTAAGAGAAATTGCCAAAGAAACGGGTGTGTCTTATGAAAATCTAACCAAAATGGGATTAGCAGCGGCTAACTCGGGTGAGATTATGAAACAAATTTCTTTCGCAGGTAGTTTAAGTGAAGAGGATAAAATGTATGTTGCTAGTATTGCTCAGATGGGTGATGGTGGTGAATACACAATAAAAGTTAAGGATGAACAGGGAGAATTTGTTGATAAAAAATTAACAGATTTAAGTGAAAAACAATTACAGGCGGCTATTGACGCTCAAAAATCTGCCCCTAAATCAATGGAAGATATTGCCAGAGCTCAATTGACTGCCGGAGAATCCGCAGCGAATAGTCTTGCTGCAATAAGACAAAATGCAGTTGGGGGAATTGCGGGAACGAGGGGGTTAAGAGAAATACCAGAATTAACAAGAGGATTAACAACCACTATTGGTGATGCGTTAAGAAAGACCCTACCACAACAAGATCAAGTTAGAGGGGTTACTAATGATGTTGCAAATAAATTTAGTGATAATCTTGTTGATGTTTTACAAGGTAAGAAAAGTTTTGAAGAGGTTGGTAAGGACATAGTTCAAGGACTTAAAGATAGAGGTGTTAAGGCTGGTAGTTACATGGATGATTTACCAAAACAATTAATGGACAACCTTAAAGAACAGGCACAGAAGGGGGATTTAGCAAATACGGAGATAGGTAAAAAAATATTAGAATCATTAAAGACTGCGGAAGTTGATAAAAAAGGATCTTTAGTTGGGGATGTTTCAAAACTGTCTCAACTTAAACCAATGGCAGCGGCAAAGACAGCTCCATCAACTCAAACAGTTAAACATGACGGTACGATTACAATTAAAGTTGATGTTACAGGTTCACCTGACGACCCTGAGTTCGCTAAGAAATTAGATAAAGTATTTCAATCGGCTGAGTTCCAACAATATTTGTATAAGTCAGTTACAGATCAAGCACAAAGTTCAAACGGGAAAACAATATCTCTTAAGACATCGAGATAAAAAAATACCTCATAACCTATTTATAGAAAAAACATTTAATGCCTAGTCCACTAGATTACGGAAGTTCAGAAGCGTTTAGAAAAAAGTTGTTCACAAGGAATTTAAAGCCATACTCTTTAGCTCCATATGTGAACCCAAATCAGATTGCTTATCCGACAATACTAACGGACTCATCTGTTGTTGACTCAAAACCAGATCCGTATGAGTACGGATTTGGGGTTTTTAATGATAGAAGTTCAAGGTTTAATGTTTACGCTCCCGACACACCATTCCAATACGATACTCAAACAATTATTAAAGAGTCACAATTTGAACCATATCCAAATTTTGATGCGTCGTTTTATCAGCCAGTTGATATTCTTTACAAACCAGATCCATTAGGTAGTAATGGTCTTTTAAGTTCGGATTCTTATATTGCAAAACTTGGTGCGGTACAACTTAAAAAAGCGTTCCAAGATAGAATTGCGACTGAAATATATCAGAGAACTCAGGCTAGAATTAATGCATTTGGCGCAAATAGTGGTAGTAATTTATTTGGGGTTCTAACTAATAGAATACCTTTAATAGAACCTAACTATCAAATCACAGTTCCCGGTAATCCAATTATTGCTGCTGTTGATTTAGCGACAAGACTATCAGGGTCATATTTCCCATTGTCACCAATTCCTGGCTCATATTGGGACACTGAAATTAGATTAGGTGAACCTACTACAACCCAACAAATACAAAAAGCCTTTGACTTCGTAACACAAAGTGGTGTTGGTAGATTCTTTGCTAGATTATTAGGATCAGATTCAGGATCTCAAAAGTTTTTAAGTAATACAGGAGCTGGACAAAGAAGTGTTTTATTTAAGAATATTGATTACAACAAATTCAAACCAGACTATGATAGAAATTTTGTTGATAGATTAGGAGGGGCTCTTGTAGGAGGAACTGCAAACAGTAGTGATTTTTATGTTGGTTCTAAATCTTCTGATCCAGGAATGATATTCTCTCCAATAGGAGATATCCCAACTGACGAGTTTGGTAGATCGGTTCAATCACCAGTATATGGACCATCTGAGTTAGCACAACTTTATGAAGGTGTTGAGCAAAGCCCTGGTTTTGGCGCAAATGGAGTTCCGTATGTAGATGGTGGTGGTATTGAAGGAGGATTCACATGGGTATCTCCAAAATACAAACTTAATGCAGGAAGATACGTTGGGCCAGGAGGTAAAGAAATGGGAGAAGACCCCGACTTTTCTCCTTCAACATATAACGATGCTCAATCTACAAATTATAAGTTTAGAACGGGATCGATACTTGATGACACACAAAGATTAGTTGATAGTCAACCTGCAGGTAAGAAAAGATTTGAACATGTTGGTAATGCCATAGATCAGGTTAGTAAGATATTCAGTGATGGATACACGGAAATGACAAAGGGTTCAAGAGTTATTTCTTATGTCGGTCCAATTGGTAATGAAGTAGGTGCGGAATATTGTAGAGTCTTTACTAAAGACACTCCGTATTTGCAATACAATGACCTCCAAAAGACAGATGGAATGACAACAGAAGGAAGAAAGTTTTCTTATTCTGTAATGGATAAAACATATAACCTAAACATTGTACCAAACAAAAGAAACGGTGGACAAGATTCAACTAACTTAATTGGTACGGGTAACAACGCATATGCTAAGAAATATATGTTCTCAATTGAGAATTTAGCTTGGAGAACATCTAAAATGTTTGAAGATTTGGCTGATTGTGAGAAGGGACCAAACGGTGGTAGAGTTATGTGGTTCCCTCCTTATGGTTTGACAGTTAATGAATCAACAAGCACTGGATGGAATACATCTGAGTTTTTAGGTAGACCTGAGCCAATTTATACCTACAAGTCAACTTCAAGATCAGGAACTTTAACTTGGAAAATTATTGTGGATCACCCTTCAGTGTTGAATATTATTGTTAATAAAGTATTGAAAGATCAAACAAAGAAAACCGAAATTGATGGTATAATCAATTCGTTTTTTGCGGGTTGTAGAAAATATGATTTATATGAGTTAGGTAAAAAATATGCAACAATTGAAAGATCTGATCTGTATGAGATACAAAGGATGTTAACAAATCCTACAGTAACTAAAGAAGAAATTATTGAGGCTAATAACCAAATTAACGTTGGTATACCTTCAGTTGGGGGAAATACAACAAATCAACCAAATAACAATACAACACCTGAACCATTTAATTGGTCTCAATATTATAACTACGGATACTATTTTGATAATGATATTCCTAAAGGAGAAAATATAAATTACGGTGTTACGTATGACATTTATACTTCGGCATCAAATCAAGAAAAATACGGTAAAGAAGCTACGGCACCAAAATTAAAGGCAGATCCTCAAGCTAAAACACAGGTTGCTAATATGTTTTCTAGTGGGGTTATCGGTAACTTTGACAAGTTAAAGAAAGGTGGCGAGTTTTATAATAACTTATTGAAATTTTTAGGCGAGGGATATTCATTTACAATAACACTGGTTGGTTCAGCTTCTGCACCACAAACAAAAACATACAATCAAAGTTTGGGTTTAAGAAGAACGTCTTCGGTTGCAACGTATTACACAGGGGACACAGAATTTAAAAAGTATGTCGAATCGGGTAAATTAAATTTCAAACAGGAATCGGTGGGAGAAATTGTACAAGTTAAAGGTCTAGATACTAATGCGATTAATTGTACTGACGGTAAAGATGTTGGTCCAAAAGATATCTATACAAGAAACGCCATGGCGTGTAGAAGAGTTACTATTAAAAATATTACTCCTACTCCTCCAACAACACAACCACCACAACAAAACACAAGTAGTGAGACATCAATAGCCCCTTCAACACCTCCAGGTTCTGTGCCAACACCAGTACAAGGTGGAAGTCAAACAAACATAACAGGTCCTGTTGAAACAATTACTCAAGTTCAAAGAGATAACATTACTAAAAGAGTATTAAGAAAGTTATTATCTGAG